TCGTGCAGGAGTCCGCGAGCGGCCACGAGTATCGAGTAGCCCGACAGGCGCAAGGCCGCCACCGCTTCACGATCCGCAAGGAGTTGCAGACCGAGGAAGAGGCCAAGGCGATTAAGGCGTTCGCGCTCGGTCGCCGTGGGTCGCTGCATAGCTTCCGGCTACGGGACTGGAGCGACTACACCACGGCAGAAGACGGCATCTCTGCGCCGACAAACGCCGACCATGTGATCGGCATCGGAGACGGCACAACGACCACGTTCCAGTTGCTCAAGCTCTACGACGAGACAGGGGACGCACCCTATCCGCGAGTCCTGACGCTGCCCGTGGAGGGCACAGTCGTCGCGGCAAAGACGGGGGTGGGAACTACCAGCTTCACCGTCACGGGTGACGGTCGGATTGTGTTCGCTACAGCGCCGATCCTGAACGCGATAGTGACAGCTGGCTGCGAGTTTGACGTGCCCGTGCGCTTCACCAAGGCGTTTGACGAGTGGGCATCCATGCAAGCAGACGCCTTTCAGACGTGGAGCTATCCGGATATGGGGTGCATCGAGGTTCTGTCGGAGGTCGAGACGCCCGAGCGTTGGTCTTCTGGTGGTGGTCGATACTGGGATGCAGCGGGCCAAGACATCGCTATGACGATGAATGACGGCAGGCTGCACACGGTCGCCGCAACGGTCGCCATCAGCGCATTCCTACCTTCTGTCGCACGCATCCCCGGCGGGCACATCTTCACCGTGCATGTCCCGACCGGATCTGCCGGCACAGTCCAGATTCGCGACGAGCTAGGCGCTGCTCTGGGGTCACCGATTGCAGCTGGCAGCACGAGCTTCGTTGGCCTGGCTCGCAGTAGTAGCAGCTCTATCTGGGTGGTCTACTGATGGCGCGCACGGCGATGGATGAATACTTCGGCGGCTCGGTCGACCTGGTTCCGGTCTCGGACTACAACCTGCCGTTGCCGTCAGGCGTCCCTGGTGCCGTCAGGATGCACGTTCTGCGTCCTGGCGTGTCATCGCTCAACGTCGTTCTGCCAGCCGCTACAAGCTGCCCTAGAGCGCGCGGCGGCGAGCCAACGTTCACCGTCATCAACTTCGGCGCTCACGCCATGACGCTGCGAGACACGCTCGGCACGTCGATCACCACGATCGGAATCGACGAGGTGGTCCAGGTCATGCTGCAAGACGCCAGCACGGCTGCCGGGGTTTGGATCTTCCGCAAGACCACGGGCGCTGTTGAGTCTGCGTCGGGCATTCCGAACGTCGGGCAACCGTTTTCGCTCGCATTGCAGTCGGGCGTGGATGTCGACCTCCGAGACCTCTGCGACCAAGCTGGCTACGTCGGAGACGTTCCCGCGACGGTCACGGCTGGTTTGTTCGTTCCGCCTGGCGGCTCGATTGCACTCATCGGAGCGTCGTCGACATCGGGCTATGCGTTGCGCACTGGTCGCTTCCCTGCTGGCAGCACAATACAGATCAACATCGGGGCAGGCGCTTACCTCGTCGGCAGAGGTGGCGACGGTGGTGCAGGTGCTTCTGCATATGGACCAGCCACCGATGGCCAGGGCGGCGGGGCAGCCATCTTCATCGAGGCACCCACCTTGCTCTTTAACTACGGGAGCATCCTTGGCGGCGGCGGCGGCGGCGCTGGCGACGCTTCGGTAGCAGCCACAGGAAGCGCCCCTGGCGGCGGAGGTGGTGCGGGTTATGAAGTGAGTGTCGGCGGGTATTCTCAGAACCCCAGCTCTTCTGGGGGGCCTGGCGGCCTGTTGGCTCCTGGTCACGCGGGCAGCCTTGGCGGGGTGTATCTTGGCGGCGCTGGTGGATCGGCAGGCGTTGCAGGCGGCACATCAACATCCGGCACTGCTGTCGGTGGTGCAGGTGGTAGTTCGATCGTCGTTGAGACCAGCGGCTCGGGATCTTTGAGCAAGATCGTGCCGGGAACCATCACAGGTTCAGAGGTCACCGTATGACCAGCCGACCAGGACGCGCTGCGCTCGATGTCATGCGAATGACTCGAAACAAAACGCTTTGCCACGTAGTTAAGGTGATACCGAAGTCGCTGCCACCGATCAGGCTGACGGACCACGACAGAGAGATCACATTCGAGGGCGAGCTCTACACGCCGATCTCCTTCGGCGGCATGTCTGCGGATCGTCGCGAGGCAGCGTTCCGAAGCGGAAACCAGGAGATCCGTGGCTCGATCGACGGCAGCACGATCACGCTTCCGCAGCTCGACGCGAACCGATACCGGGGTGCGGAGGTCCGGCAAGTCGTCATCGACTGGAAGCACCCGTGGCTTGTGTTCGCTCGACATCGCAAGTGGATTCGATCTATCGTGCGAGACGGGTCTACGTTCATCGGGACCATCGAGGCGAGAACGCAAAGCCTGCAACGCCCAAACGCAGGCCGATTCGGCGGATCGTTCACGACGAACTGCATCTATGAGCTTGGCGATCCGACCACATGCAAGAAGGACATTGCGCAGTGGGAGTTTGTCGCGCAGGTGGATGCAGTGATCGACGGCAGGCGCAGCTTCGAGTTCAACACGAGCCACTTCCCCAACAATGATCCAGCAACCGCTGCGACGTTCATTGATGACTTCTATCGCGAGGGGTCTGTGGAATGGCTATACGGTCCTTCCACCGCTGGCGCTGCATGGACTGGCCTGACGACCACGACGCTAACGGACTCCGGCGCGTCATGGACAACAGACGAGCACGCTGGGCGATATATCATTGTCGGAGACGAGAACGATCTCGTGCATGTCCACGCGCTAGTTGTCAGCAATACGGCAACCGTGGTCACGTTCGTTCAGGTCGATGCAGTCTCTGCCGTATCTGGTTCGTATGCGTTCGCCGATAGCTCGGCAATCTCCGGGACGGTCAGCCCGATCATCAGCCATGTTCACTCGAACCGGCAGATCGACCTATTGATCCCGACGCCAGCAGACATCCCCGCTGGTTCGTGGGGCATTCTTCGACCTGGCTGCGACGGGCTGCTCACGACTTGTCGGATCAAGTTCGCCAATCAACTCAACTTCGGCGGCGATCCGTTCTCACCGTCCAGCGTGCAGATCATCGAACCAGTGGATGACTCCCTATGATCAATCGCGATGAGTTCATCGTGGCTGTTCGTAGCTGCATCGGTACGCCGGTCGTTCATATGGGGAGGACTCCAGGCAAGGCTATCGACTGCGTGGGCTTGCCTTGGGCTGCGTGCAACAATCTCGGCATGGGCCTTGATCCAACGCCAACATACAACGCGCTACCGAGCGCAGACGACATGGCCAAAGGTCTCGCGGCGTACTGCGATGAGGTCGCCGACGGTGGGCATCTGTGGCAGGTGTTCGTTGGCAGTCAGGCGCGGCACATCGTGATTCCTTCGGGCTTCAACGAGTGCGGACAGCAGTTGGTCATTCATGCATGGGGGCACGGTCGCAGGCAGGTCTGTCAGACGGTGTTCGATCGGCGCATTGATAGGCGATGGAACATCAGGGGAGTTGCATAGATGGCATCAGTCGGCGCAAGCGCACTAACTGCTGGTGGCGTATTCGCTTCCGTTCCGTATGTCGGCTGGGTCGTTGGGATCGCGGCTGCATACATAGACGCTACATACCTGTACCCAGCACTGGCCGGAAAGGGCAACGCAGCAGCAAGGCCACCGATATTGCAGGGTGTCCCTGTCGGCAGTAACGAGGCCGGAGCACCAAGGATCCTCGCCATGGGCAGGCGGTGCCGTGTGCCTACTCACATCCTCTGGCAGAACCAGAAGACCCGCGAAGTCCAGGCAGTAACTACAAAGGGCGGGACATCCGCCAATCTGCGGCGCGTCTATATCAACGCGCTTGTTTCGCTGAATGACAGGAAGACCAGATCGCTCATCCAGTTGATCGGGAACGGCAAGTTGCTGATCTACAAGACTCGCAACACCGTCACACTGACCAGTGTCGAGATGACTGCGACATATGACGGGGGAGGGCCAAGCGTGATCGTTGCAACGCTTGACACTTCCGAGCCAAGCTTCGCAGAGCAGTTCGAGGTTGGCGACTTTGTGCTGCCTAGCGCGTTCGTATACGTGGCAGGTCCATCGGCTTTCAATAACACGTTCTTCGAGGTCGTTGCGGTAACTGATCACGCCCCCGGATCCACTAGCCAGATAGAGATCCAGCCTCGTGATGGTCAGTCGATTACGTCACTGTCCTACACTGGTGGGTCTGCATTCTCTCCCGCAGTAGTGAGCCGGGTCGATGACGCGATTCTGGTCGACCCTACGAACGGCTTCGGCGTCTATACGTCTGGAATCAACGAGCTACGCATTGACGACACATCTGGAGGTCTCCGGGTTGACGTTTTCAGTCCTGGGGACTTGGTGATTGTTCGGAATGCAATCCACGACACCATTCCGGCAACGTCTATATCCGCAGCCACAAAGTGGCGAGTTGCATCATCATTAGCTGGCAGAATTCTCCTGGTCTATGTTTCCGGAAGCGCGCCAACGCCTGGGATCTACGTTGAGACCAGTGCCACACAGCTGATCATCGTTGAGTATGCGGAGCAGGATCTGTTCAGCAATGGCATCTTCCCACCAGACTATGACCCAGAGGCCAACTTCTTCGATGGGTCAGAAGATCAGGGCGAGAACGCTATGGTTGTTGCGGATCGTGGCACGGGAAACATACCAGCGTGGAGAGGGCTGGCGTACCAGTCGCTGGACGAGTTCTATGCGACGCAGTTCGGTGACCAACTCCCATACTCGCTAGAGGCTCTTATTGAGCCGGATGCGTCGATGACATGGGGGCGCGCCGCAGTTGTCGCAATGGCCAGGTCTGGAGTTCCAGAGTCGGCCATCGACATCCAGGGAGTGCCCGAGCGCGTATTTAATGGCATGTATTTGCGCGGGGCCGTTCCGGCACTGACCGCTATCCAGCCTCTGCTTGTAGCTGGTCAGATCGTTGGCCAGGAGCGCGACGGAACCATCGCGCTGTTCACCATCGACAATGCTGACGCTGTGCAGATCGAGAATGGAGCCGAGTTCTCTGACATGGGCGTGATCGCCGATGGCGAGCAGCGAATTGACAACAAACTCACCGTTGAAGACCAGGCAGAGGAGGACTTGCCAACAAGTGTTGGTGTCCGACATCAAGACAAGGACAACCAATATGCAGACGGCTACCAACACTTCGGGCTGCGCAGTCCGCAAGGCGTAAGCCATCAGAACGAGCAAGAGCTTGACCTCAGCAACATCGTCTTGACGCGCAAGGAAGCCAAGAACTTGGCCGCTACCGTGCTGCGCCGATCGTGGATCAACCGCACCAAGTATCGCTTCGCCTTGCCTGCTGCGTATCTGGATCTGCTGGAGAATGACCTGCTGACGCTGACGACAGACGGAGGCGAAGACCTGCGCTGCCGAATCATTCAGCGCGACATCGGCGCGGACTTCCGCGTCATGGTCACGGCCATCGCTGAGGACGTTGACCTCGAAGTGACCGGAAGCCCGGTGCAGTCTGGCGCAGGATTGCCGACTCCGATCGTCGTGACGCCTGCGCTTTTGCGGATCGTGGCGATCGACGCTCCCGCAATCCGCAACAGCGAGACCTCCTCGCCTGGCATCAAGTTCGCGGTTTGCGCAGAGGGCGGCGGAGCCAACTGGGCTGGCGCTGCCGTATACGAGTCGGTTGACGGTGCCAGCTTCCAGCTCGTGGACGTCCTGAGCTCTCAGGCTGCCGTGGCGACCCTCGACGGAACGCTGTCAGCGCAGACTGCTTCCGAGGTCTACGGTTCCACATCGGTGACCCTACGCGCTCAGACGGTGGATGTGACCTTTGCGTATGAGGGCGACACAGCGATCGAGGCAGCCACGCAAGCGGAGGCCGAGGTCGGCAAGAACTGGGTTGCCATCTACGACGGAACAGATGTTGAGATTGCAGCCTTCACGACGGTGACGCCCAACGGTGACCGCAACTACACGCTAGGAGGATGGCTCCGAGGATTGCGTGGGACGACCTCGCTCGATCGCTTTGCCGGCACGCAGCTGGTCATGCTGCACCCGGCGCAAGACAATGTATTCTTCCGCGAGTTCTCCGGCTCGATCCTGCCGACATCGCTGGAATACAAGTTCGTGCCGTTCGGGGACAGCATCGACAACGCCACATCTGGAGCCGTGACTGCGACGTGGCGCAATGCGAGGCCGCTGCCTGTGCGCAGTGTCACGAAGACGATCAGCCCGACGCCGTTTGATGCTCGGCTTGAAGTAGACGCA